GTCGGGTGTCAGAAGTAATGAGTGCAAGACCGCAATCACCTCCGGTAGTGGTGGCATTGTGCACGATGACAATGCGTTTATGCGCATCGTAACCGATTTTAAATTGACAGGGAGTCTGGCCACCATTGGGGCGGACCAAAGTGCCTGAAAATTTCTGATCCTTACTCAGTTTGACATGGCGTTCGCCCAAAGCAACCAAAAATTTGGCTGGAAGGGTCTCACCATTGGCAAACGAGCTAGGGAGGGGATATTGCGCAAAGTCTCCTAGAGCTGAGGTAGTGAACTTTACTGGAATAGCAGGTGGAGCGCAAGCACCTCCAAAAGAGACAATGTTGTAACACTTGTCCAACGGAGGCACAGCGGAAAGCACCGCAGGAATATCTTCGTAGAAATGATACACGGAGGCTGCTACAGGTCTAGTAGGGGTAGCGCTGCAGAGCAAGGCGTGACAAACTACGGTTTTGTCAACGATAACATTGGCGGTCGCCTTGTGAACGCGGGCCAAAAGTGCATCGATGGGGAGATTGTGGGAAAGTGACTCCTTAGGGAGACCCTTACGCTTACGAAGCTTCAGGTACAAACGCATGTCTTCAAAGACTTGGCGGTCGTTCTTTCCGGAGGGTACGGCAAAAGCCGAGATCATCATGTCTTCATCATACGGATTGGACATGGCATGGTAAACTTCAGCATCAGAGACGTCTTGAGGATTAAAGTAGTTATTAATCGTCTTGGCATAGGCGCCCTGGTACTGTGCAAAATCAGCTTTCCTATCTCTAAGATCGCCGATAGTTTCTTCAAGGTCTTCTCGCAGGTAGCCAGGCAGATGCTTTCTCCAATTTTGGTCATTGGTTACTAACGCATCCAGATCTTCAAACGTTTTAGTTTGATAGAGCTTGGCGAGTAGAAAACGCTTGTCTTTATTAGCTCTCTTCCCTTCAGGAACGGCGGACAGTTTGGCGAATTTGGCGCTCAAAATCTCGTCACGCGCAATAACTGCCATACCCGTAGAATAAGCACGAGCCAACAGCAAATTGTCGGGAGGAGAGGGTTTAAGTTTAGGATTGACAGGTTCCTTTTTAACAGGTTTACCCTTGTGAGGAGCAACGACTGGGACGCCTTCTTGGACGACCGGAACAGCCTTTTGCTTTTTCACTTTAGGCTTGCTGACTGGTTTAGCAGCAGGAACACTGATCACAGCTGGTTGAGGCGCGATAGTCTCTACAACCGGCTTTGGAGTTTGGAGATCGACGCTAGCACTCTTGCCTTTTCGGACATAGTAAATGCTAGCAAAGAGGAAAACCACCACGGGAAGCAAGAACGCTAAAATGATGGCGACAGACAAGTAATTGCCTTTGTTACGTTTGAAGTGACCTTCGAGATTCATAAAAGAGCGGTTAAACTCTCCATCTCTAGACCAAACTTCTTCGGTATACTCAGCATCACCGTCTATGACTTGGTAGCTATAGTCCTTGTCTTCAAGGACAACAACTTTAGATGGCGCAACTGCGGGTCTAGTATCGACAGCAGGGGCAACCACTGTGAACGTACCAGCAGCAGTAGAGCTGGTAACCTCACCGGTATCATCATCATGGATAGTGACACCAGGAGCTTCACACTGTTCATCGTCAGAATCGACGCTTTCGACAGTGGGTGGGGTAACGGCTGAAAAAGAATTCAGCTGTACTTGTACTTGTTCAGTAAATTTTTGAACAAATTGGGGAACCGTGTCCTCACTGAGCATCAAAGAAAGTGCTTGGGTCGCACGTTCGGTACGGTACTCAAGAAGATGAGTGGTAGGATTATCGGCGAGATAAATCCAAAGATTGCGCTCAAAGTCATAAACGTACAAAGAGGAACATTTAATGAACTTGGCGTTAGTCAAAGGACCCCTCTCAGCGACATAGCCAGAAGAAGAGAGCCAAGATTCCGCCTCGTACCAAGTTGCCTCAAGGAGGAGACAACCTTTATACGTAAAGCGGATAAAATTCACAGAGCGATGCGCTTTGCGCTTTTCGTTTTTCTTGGTTTTACTAGAGTTGTGGATGCAGAACTCGAAGCGTTCACACGCGGCGAGCTCGTCAGCAAGCGATTCATAATCTTCGTTTAGGAACATAATCAATCGGCCGGTGACATCAGAGTTTTGACCATTACTCAACTTTTCGAGGGTATGAGTGTCAATACTATAATTGCGACCATGAAGAGTCTTACCCATGTATGGGATGAGACTTTCAGGGAAAAGAACGGTCACGCCAGCATAAGGGCTCTGGCGCGCCTGTTGGAAGGTATAATGAGTACGCGCTCCGTTAATAGCCTCAGCAAGCGCTGGGGTTGTGGCGAGAGCGCGATGGTTAATATTCATCAGACTGCTAAGCAGAGAGTTAGTCTCACGGCTAGCAAAAAGGACACCAACTAAAAGAAGTAGTGAGGAGGCGAGATCAAACGAGAGTCGACCAATCGTAAGACAATTCTTAACGAGTTGGGACTCACGATTATCGCCAGATTCACGCTTCAAGGTGTCGCGCAGTTCAAGATGCGCATGGATATTGAGAGCAGCGGTATTAATGGCACGAACGTCATTAATGAGCGCTTCAGCTTGTTGAACACTCTTATTCATGTAAAGAGTGTCCATAACATACCAGAGGTAGAAACCCACTGGTATGGGGGAGAACCAAAGGCAGAGTACGAGAACTCGCACTATCCAATGGGTGAAAATCACAGCGGAGAAGAGCAATAGCGGAAGAAGCAAAAAAGTCCAAAGTGCTGCGAAAGGCCAGCCCACAATGTGGACTAGCTCCTTAATAGTTTGATGCGCAAACTGGCGAGGGGGACGTTCATCCCAAACTTTCAATACGTTTGTGGTGAAGTTCTCGCAAAAGATTGCACACGTTACTACAATTGACTCACCAATACCAAGAGCAGGATTGGTGAATGCATGGAACAAACCGTTAAAAAGGGAAAGTAAACTACCCACAGAAAACAGCTTGAGCATCTTCGAACGAACGAAACGCTTAACGTCAAGGTGGCGACTGAGGTTTGCACGCCAGCCTTCACCATGACGCGAAAGCGTGTCGAAAATTGAAGTCTCAACGAACCATAGAGAAATAGGATTCTCTACGCTGATCGGAACAACGGTAAGCGCGTTTCCTTCACGGACAGCGCGGTGGGTACCGTAATGACGGCAATAGACGTCTACAAAGGGAGTAGAAGTCAAAGCAGAATGCACACCGACGAATATCAGTTGCGCGAAGAACGTATAGTAGTTAACCACTACCCCTACGTAGGTTAGGATATGCTCAGAAACACTGAGCACTGATACAATAAGTATCAGGTGGTTGACGACATGAATAAAGTTCATGAGGTCAGGGTGCACGGAAATGATTTCCACGGCGGCGGCAAGACTCTGAACACAGAGTCCGAAAATGTAAGTCGCAATCAACTGTCGGAGCGGGTAGCCACGAGCAACAATGACACCAATAGCCACAGTAGACAAGCCAGCAACAAAGAGGTAGCAGCGAACGATGAGCTCGTTCCCAATGTAAATAACAATGGGATAAAGAGCACTAATCGTGAAGCTACCGGTAATGAGGGTAGTCCGGGTGGGATGGCGCAGATGTTGCTCACGCAAGAGCTGGATCGCTCGTTGGGCAAGGTAAAGGCATCCGAAGAAGAGAAATGCAACAAACAGGCCGAGGCCTACTTGCAGAGAAAAGTCGACA